TGGTTAAGCACTGACTTGTACATTGGTGAGTTCTACATGAACACAACAAATGGTAAAATATACACACGTACATCAAGTGGTATTTCAGAAATAATTTATGATGTTGCGGCTTTCGAAGTGTTAGCAAATAAGGCTACGAATTTCACGGTTTTAAATAATACTAAATACCCCACGACTCAAGCAGTAGAAAACCAAATTGATGCTAAACTTATTTCGACTGGCTATTGGAATGTTGCAAGTTCAGAAATTGCAAGGGGCTACAGAGCGCAACACAATTCAACAACGGTGTTGTCTGAAAATATTGCGGTTGGTACTTTGCAAGGCACAGCAACAGCAGTGGCAGTGTCAACAACTTCCATGCAAACTAAGAAGACGCGTTTAAAAATTGGTGTTTCAACTCCCGCTTTAAATGGTGTTTGCGGTTATAGGTCAACAAGTGCTTTCAATATTATTGACATGGGTTGGAGGTTTTGCGTTGGATTTGGTATTTCAGACACGGCTTTAAATACAGGTGCAAGGCAATTCTACGGAATGACATCGGTAACAACTTTATTAGGTATTTCGTCAACTGTAACTGTAGAAAGTTTGACTAACATAGTTGGTATTGGGTCGGACGCTGCAGATACTAATTTGCAAATATTTCATAACGACGCAACTGGTACGGCTACAAAAATAGATTTAGGTTCTAATTTTCCTGCAAATAGGACAGGAAGTGCAGCAACTGATTTTTTTGTTTTTGAATTGTACAACCCATTTAATTCAATGACCGTATTTTATAAGGTTACTTCATTGGAAAACAACGTAACAGTTGAGGGGTCAATAACTACGAATTTACCAAGTGATACAACACCGATAACAATGCAAGCGGTTAGAACTTCGGGAGCGACATCAAACGCGTGTAGTTTTGATATTAGTCAATTAACTTTAAATTGTTTGTCATGATAGAGGTAATACAAGAAGTAAGGGGAGCTTACACTTATGTAGAAAGTAGCTATTTAAATATAATCAGAGTAGGAAATGAGGTTTTAAATGCTGATGTAACAACAGAGATAACAGCGCAAGAAACTATCATAAATGACTACATCTAATTTACAACAAAGACCTTAAAGAAAGGTTATATAGTTATGAATGAAATCAAGTACATTTTAGAGCAAATCAGGAAGACGAAAACAATAGTGCTAATTATAATTCTGCTTGCTTTCATTCTTTTTTATTATAAGTCATTGGTCACTCAAGTAGTAGTTAAAAAAATCGAAAGTGTTGACGAAGTTAAAAAAGACATTAATAACAATGTTTTAATTCAACAGATGTTAAATGAATTGATGACAAAATATAATGCTGATAGGGCTTATATATTTCAATTTCACAACACAATAAAATACTACGATGGAACGCACCGTAACCATCAATCAATGACATTTGAAGTTTGCAACAATGGTATTAGCTCGGAAGCGCATAATTTACAGAATATTCCCGTTAGCTTGTACCCGATGTTCTTACAACAAATCATGTTAGAAAGAATGAACTATTGCCAAATAAACAATATCAAAGAGCAAACAACAAAAGCATCGTTATTAAGGCAAGGGATTCAATCGATATGTATAGCACCATATTTTAAGAAAGGCAATTTTGTTGCTTATATCGGTATTGACTATGTAAAAGAAAATAAGTGTACAGAGATTGATTTTAAGGAGTTTAAAGAGTTTACAAATGAAATCGGTAATATATTAATGTTATGAGAAAAGGAGGTAAAAAAGGTTGCCAATGTAAAGACGGCACGTATAGTAAAGATTGTTGCGATGGTAACTCTCAAGGGGTTGGAAGTACTAACCAACAAACAATTAGTAATGTAAACCACACCATCGAAGTAAGGCAAATTACAACAGAAAGAGGTTAATAAAGTTATTAAAGAAAAAAGCTATGACTAAAGAAATAAAAGACGCGTTAAAAACTATCAAGACCTTCCTGGGTATGGAGGTGAAGTTAGAGCAAATGAAGTTAGTAGATGGTAACACGGTAATCGAGGCCGATTCATTTGAACCTGGTGCTAGTGTTATGATTGTAGTTCCTGAAGGTGAACCTGTACCATTGGAAGTTGGTAATTATGAGCTTGAAGATGGTCGTTTACTTATCGTTGAAGAAAAAGGAATGATTGCAGCTATTGAAGAAATGCCAAAAGAAACGGAGGAAGAGGAAGAGATGCCTGTTGAAGCTGATGTGACTCCCGAAGTTGAAGTGAAACAACCTAAAAAAGTTGTATCAATCACAGAACAACATTTTGCAGAAATGGAAACAAAAATTGCTGAGCTTGAAACTAAGTTAGCTGCAATGACTCCCGAAGTAGTTGAGTTAATAGCAGAGCCTAAACCAATTCAGTTTAACCCTGAAAACTCAAAACCAATTGAGCATATGGATTTAGTTACAAATACAGGTAAATCAACAAGAGATAAGATTTTAGAAGAAGTATATAACAACAAATAAACAAATAAAAAATGGCTACAACAATCAACATTTCAACTTCATATGCTGGGCAAGATTCCAAACTATGGGTAAAAGCTGCTTTATTAAGCGGTAACACATTAGCAAATGGGGGGATGACTATCATTCCTAACATTGCTTACAAAACAACAATGTTTAAAATCGGAACGGACGACATTTTAAAGAACGCAACTTGTGATTTTGATGCTACATCTACCGTAACACTTTCTGAAAGAAGTTTGACATTAGAGCAATTTCAAGTTAATTTACAATTGTGTAAAAAAGATTTTTTGGCTACATGGCAAGCTGAAGAAATGGGATTCAGTGCAAACAAAGTTTTGGCAAAATCATTTGTTGATTACTTGTTAGCTTACATCACTGATAAAGTTGCTTCATCTGTTGAGGTTTCTATTTGGAGAGGTACAAACGCAACTGCTGGGCAAATTGATGGTATTTCTACTTTGTTAGCTGCTGATGCTTCTTTGCCAACTGCTAACGAGGTTGCGGGTTCTTCTGCTATTTCTGCTTCTGCTACGGTAATCGCTGAACTGGGTAAAATTGTAGATGCAATTCCTGCTGCTTTATACGGTTCACCTGATTTAAAAATATACGTTCCTCAAGGTGTTATGAAGGCTTACATTAGAGCTTTGGGTGGTTTCTCAGTAGCTGCTACTTCAAACTCTGGTACAGATGCTAAGGGAACACAATGGTACAACGGTGGTGCTTTAACTTTCGATGGTATTCCAATTTTCGTTGCTAACGGATTGGCTGCTAATACTGCAATCGCTGCTGAAACTTCAAACTTGTTTTTCGGTTGTGGTTTATTAAACGATACAAATGAAATCGCGCTTTTAGACATGAGTCCATTAGACGGTTCGCAAAATGTACGTTTTGTATTACGTGCAGGAATGGCAGTTAATTACCATTCAGTATCTGACATCGTTACTTACAATATTCCAAACGCAGCTAACTAATTAACTAATCAATTAACCAATTAAGGGGAGGGTATATTCCCTCCTTTTTTTTTAAACTTTAAATTTATGGCTTGTAATTTATCAATAGGACGCGCGGAAGCGTGCAAAGAAGCAATCGGAGGACTAAAAGCAGTGTACTTCATTAATTATCAGATACTACCTGCTGATGTAACGTTTTCAAATGACCTAATAACAGCAGTAACAAACGTTGATAACTTGTACAAGTATGAGTTAAAGTCTAACGAAAATGTATTTGACCAAGAAATAGTTTCAAGTCGTGAAGCAGGGACAACATTCTTCCGTCAAACGTTAACAATTAAGTTGAAAAAACAAGATGCTACAACTCACAAAGAAATCAAATTATTGGCTTACTCAAGACCTCACGTACTTGTGGAAAACAACAACGGTCAATTCTTTGTTATGGGCTTGTTTAGAGGTGCTGATTTAACAGCAGGTTCTATAAATTCTGGAGGGGGGCTTGCAGATTTTTCAGGTTACAGTTTGACTTTTACGGCGGAAGAGGCTCTACCTGCTCCATTCACAGACATAACAAGTTCAACAACTATTGTTTCTGATTGTTTCACAGGTGCAACAGTAACAACTGCTTAGTCATGGCTTGTTTAATAACACTTGGACGTTCAGAGCCTTGTAAGGATAGCCTTGGAGGGCT